ATTTTGACTAATATTATTATTAATTAATTTATTTCCAGCTACAGCTATTTCAGCAACATCTAAAAACTTTTGAAAATTATTTTTATTTTGTCCTGAGTATTGTTTATAGGCTGCACTATTTAAAACACTTTTTGCATATTTACTCATTTATTTCTTCCTCCTCCTGCATGTCTGGAGATAATAAACTCTCGACATTAATTTCTTCAACTTTACTTGACAGTTCTCTGCTTAATGGCTTGGAAGGTTTAGCTTTGCTAATTCCTTGTTTTACAGTATCAAACACTGTCTCTAAACTTTTTACTTGGTCTTCTGGTTCTTGTCTCTCTTCATCTTTTTCACCTTGATAAAGTTCATACTCTACACCTGCTTTTTCAGCAAGAGCCATAATAATAAAACCAACAGATTCGGCTAACAATAACATCAAATCAACATTCCAAAGACCTCTAGAGTAACCTGACATTAAATAAGTTCTTGCAATGGTTTCGATAGGTAGACCATCTAGTAACATATCCATCAAAGCATTAAACGTGTCTTTATCTGTAAGCTCTTCAAGTATATATAATTCAGCTTCACGTCTATTAACCATTTGTGGTGGGTTTTCCCATGCATACTTATTGTCTGGACTATTAGTCAATGACTGGCCGGGTATAGCTCCAGCATAGTTCATCATTTTACTAATATTTTCTGGTTGTGTTATTCCTGCCATTTATCCTCCTATATGTTAATTGTTGGCTGTGGGATTCGACCATAAGACTGATTGTTGCCACCATAAAACTGCATTAGAGTAAAAGGGTCATTACCATAAAAACCAGCTTGGTACAAACTACTTAGGTTGTTTGAATTTCCACTAAAACCTTGTGCTCTGTATTGAGTACCATAATTTTTGGTGTAATCATTAAAGGTTGAAGCATCAGTCTGGATAGGTTGAATATAAACTCCACCTCCTACACCTGTTTGCTCTTCTGGATTAAATACATAATCTAAAGCTTCTTGACCGGCCCATGCAGTTGCACTTCCTTGATAAGTCTTTTTAGCATCAAACGCATTTAATTTCATACTAATTTCATCATTGTTTAAGTTTTTGAGTGCGTCTTCACCACCAGCAAACTTTTCAAAACTTCCAATTCTGTTGTTGTTGTAATCGGCAAAAGATTGTAGTCTAGTGTTTAACTTAAGTTCATCTTCACTTAAAATAGATTTTGGTACTGTAGTATATTCTGGTTCTAGAAATTCTAGTTTTTCATTGTCTAAACCAAAATACTTTTCTTTTCTTTTAAAGCCAGTAACAACATCTACTTGTTCACCTTGAGCAAAAGCGTCTGCATCTTTTAAAGCTTTTCTAAATTCTTCAGGTGAAGCCATCTCAAAACCTTTATCTCCTACAGAAACATCAACTACTTTGTCATAACCATCAATTTTTTGTAGTTCTTGGAATGTAAATTCATCGTCTTTAAATGGATTTATATCTAAAGCTTTCCAATCATCATCAGTAAAACTTCTCATTTTTTGAGATATTGGGTCGTCATAACCTTTACCTAACGTTTTTGTTGCTTCCATAGATGGTTTAAAATCATACTCTGGTACTTCAACACCAGCTAAATCTGGTTCTAATAGATTAGCCATTGGCTTTGCTGAATCTGTGTAGCCTCTTTCAACTACTTTTTCATTTAACTTTCCTGCATCAGCTACTACACTATCGGCTGTAATATTTTGTGTAGGTAAATCTAGAGTCATTCTTATATCATCCATTCTATTACCAACATATTGAGTAAAACCATTATAAACATCAGCTAAATTTTTATTGGCTCCTACAGGAATTTTACCTATGGTATTAGCTGCAATATTACCGACTGTATCACTAATCATACCAGTCACACTTGAATATACTTTACCGGCTGTATTACCAACAGCAGCTATACTTTGCATAACTCCTCCTAAAAGTCCTCCTTGTGCTCCGGCCCACGTTCCGAAGCTCGACCACGCAGCTCCTATTCCCGGGAGCATAAGTGTTAAGGCTAGAGTTCCTAAAGGTCCCATCTCACCAAAAAATTTACCAACATCACCAAGTCCTCTTTTCAAAGCTCTTCCTATTGGCTTTAAAGCTTTTTTGATTCCTTTAAATGTTTTCTTAAAGAATTTTTTTAAATATCCCATTTTATTTTTTACTCCTTAACTTGTTAAATAACTTAAAAAATTTTTCAATCTAGTCATATTACTGTCGTTTTTCAAGGCATTATTATCGCCACCTTGCATCGCAGCAACTGCTATATTAGCGTCTCTATCTGCTCCGTTTTCACCTGACTTCCAAATATAATCAAACTCATCTCTTAGTTCTTGCCAAGCTGTAGCCAGTGCTGTACTTGTCAAACCAAAAGCATTTTGAGCGTTCATCATATTTACTTGGTTTTGTGCTGCAGTATCTAGTTTTGCTATATCTCTTCTCCACTGAACATTTGATTGTTCAATAACCATAGCATTTTGAGAATTAAATACTTCTCTAGCATAACTTTGATTTTCAATATATTGATTTAAAGCATTTGCCATTTGAGCATTAAATTTATTAACATCTGCTTGTAATCCTGTTTCTTGTGCGATTTGAGAATTTCTTTGAGCAGCATTAAATTGAGACATAGCACTCATCTGACTAGCATTATACTGTTCCATTTGTGAGCCTAAGTTAGCCCAGAATTGGTTTAACTGATTTTCATTTTGAGCATTAAATTGTCTTGCTGCGTTTTCATAAGATTGATTTGATAACAATCTTTGTTGCTCTTGTTGTTGTAACAAAATAAGACCTTGTTGCTCATTTGATAAATTAGCCATGTCCATCTGCAAAAATGCTTGAGAGTTTTGAGCTGCTACTCTAGTTCTTTGGTCAAGTGTAGCTAAATCTAGTGAAGCTAATTGAGTTGCATTTTGCATAACAGCTTGTTGCTCTGCATTAAAGTTTGCCAAAGTAACACTCTGCATAAATTTACTGTTAGCTAACTCTACTTGTTGCTCATTATTAAACTTAGCCATATCCATATTAGCGACCATATTTGAATTGGTCATAGCTCTTTGTTGAGCAGCATTAAGATTTGCTATACCCATTTGCTGGGCAAGTTCAGCATTCTTAATGTTCATGTTCATTCTAGCTGTTAAATTAGCTAGTTCAGTTTGCTGTGAGGCTGTTAAGTTTTGAGCATCAGCTTGGTTTTGTGCACTTAAATTAGCTAATCTAATTTGTTGCTCTGCAGATAAATTAGCTTTAGCCATGTCTTGAGCAAATACAGCATTCTTAGATAAGAAATCAGCTGCAATATTAAACTCACTCAATCTAGCTTGTTGTTCTGCTGTCATGTTTTGACGTTCTGTCTCATTCATGATTTGCAGATTAGCTAATTCTACTTGTTGCTCATTAGTTAGATTTAAAGCTTTCATAGCTTGTTCTTGTTGAGCATTAAGTGTTGCTGCTTGTTGTCTATTTTGTAAGTTTTGTAAATAAACTTGTTGCTCTTGTTGAGCTGTAGTTAAAACAGCCTGTTGTTCAAACTGACTACTTAAAACTCCTATTTCTTGAGCTAATTGTGCTGACTGACTTTCTGCAGTTTGTCTGTTAGCTAAATTTTGTAATCTTAACTGTTGCTCTTGTGAAGCTTGTTGTAAGTTAGCTTGTTGTTGATTACTTAAATTTTGTGCAGCTCTAGTTTGTAAAGCTTGTGCATTTGACTGTGCTATTGGTAGAGTTTGTTGGATTATAGTATTTAACAAAGCATCTCTAGCTACAGTAGAAGCTTGTAAGCCTCGTTGAGCCATAATACTATTAATACTCTCGACTGCTGGTCTAGCCCAAACTGGTATTTGTCCTTCATCTATATCAGCTAATAAAGTTTCCATTTGTGTAGATACTAAAGCTTCTAGTGGTAGGGCTGCTACTGCAGCTTGAACATTCACATCTTGATTATCTATTTGAGCTTCAACACTTGCTGGGTCACTAGCTATAGCTGCTGCAATGTCTGAAGGTATTTCTGCAGTTTCTGCTATCATATTAGATGCTGCACCTTTTGCTGCTTCACCTTTAACAGTTCTTCTTTGAGCTGCTTCAAAACCTATGTTATTAATAATTTCTGCAGACATACCTGTTGCTGCTTCGCCTGTGATAGCTTCTCTTTGTTGTGCTTCAGCTTCTGGAGTTTCAGAAATTTGTGCTGCTACTCCAACTACTTCAGGAACATAAGCTCCTGCTGATATAACACCATCTATAGTTTCAGCTTGAGCTGCATTAGCTACTTGCTCGGTAACTCTTGCTGCAACTGCTGGTCCAGATAATTTTCTGATTTCTTCAACTTTCATTTTAGATTCATCCGAAAGTTGACCATAAGCTGCTTGGAACTCAGGGCTATCTGAAATTAAAGAAGCATCCATTTTAGCTGTTTCTTGTCTGGTAGCTAACCTAGCTTGTGCACTTTCACCTTCTTGTAAGGGTGTTGTAACTATATCTGCTGCTGTTTCTAAAGCAATATTAATATCATCAGATATAATTCCAGTACCTTTAGGAATTAATTCTTCTTTGTAAGCTTGGTCTAGTAGAGCTGCTTTGGCATCGACTCCTAAATCTTGAATACTTATTTGGCCTTTAGAAATTTTATCTAGTAACTCTCCAGCACTTCTAGCTCTATATTCTCTTTGCATCTGAGCAAGGTTCATGCCGGGGTCTGTTGGCTTTTGACCAAACGGTGTGTAATAGTCATAAATATTATCTGAAGCTTCTGCTTTTGGGTCTAATTGAGGTGGTTTGTAACCATATCCTTCACCACCGATATCTACACTAGAATCTCCAGCTTCAGGTGTCGGAACTGGTCTATCTCCCGGTGCGGGTGCAGGGGTTGGTGCAGGTTCAGGAGAAGGAACAGGTGTTTCTCCGGGTGCTGGAGTTGGTCTGTTCTCTCTGTAATATTCTGGTAAATCATCTTCAGAACCTTTCCAGAACTGCATAAAAGTTTCATAAGGTAAATATCTAACAACACCAGAGCTAGGGTCCATAGTTTTACCACCGTGTACATTTGCTAACACATCTTTTGCGTTTTCATTTAAATTATCCAGAGTCGTTTGACCTCCAGCTACCCACATAAATGTGTCACCTGTGGCAGGGTCTTCTAAGAATTCAAAGCCTCCTTTAGATTCTTTTCCTTCCCAGTGTCTAGGCATATAATAAGCTTTGTCACCAATAAACCATTCATAAGGTTCTGCTCCTTCTTTATTTGTAAAATTTAAGTCTGCAGAATATGGTGTTGGTTCTGGTGCTGCCGTAGGGCTTGGAGCCGGTGTAGGGCTTGGAGCCGGTGTAGGGCTTGGAGAAGGAGTAGGACTTGGAGCCGGTGTAGGTACCGGTGTTGGTGCTGGAGTTGGTGCTGGAGTTGGTGCTGGAGTTGGTGCTGGAGTTGGTGCTGGAGTTGGGGTTCCTCCGCCATCGCCTATATTATTACCATCACCAAGATTATTATTATCATTATTGACAACATCTCCTTCTTGATATCCAGCTCTAACATTTTTTATAATGTCTTTCATGCTTTCAACAAATTTATTTTTTTTCTTTTTAGCCATATCTCCCTCTTATTTATTGTACCTTATATCAAATAATCTATCAATTTTTTCATCCATTTTTTCTAGTCTATCTAAAACAGTATCCATATTATTTAATAGTTCTTGTTTAGTCACATAACGTCCTGCTATTTCTTCACGAGTTTTATTTAACAAAATATCTTGTCGTTTAAGCTCTCCTTCGTTTTTTCTAATGCCGAACATTAATGGAGCTAGAACTAGAGTTATAAAGACATTCCAAATGATGTAGGGGGTGAACATATCCATTATCCACCTCCATCATCGTTGTTTATTGGATTACCGTTGATGTCGTAACCTTCTTTAGGTCCAACAATATTCCAGTTCATATCGTAAACAAATTTCTGTCTATCTTCTGCTGAAGGCTCATTTATTTCACTACCTACAGCTTCTCTTTCAACAATCAATCGACCATTTTCATCGTAATGTTCATCATACATAACCCATTCGTCAATTCTTCTTGCAATAATTAAGAAAGATATAGTGTCGGTTGAGGTAGCATCTTGACAGGTAATAGTTAGAGTATTACCACTAACAGTACCTTTGGTTGCATCCCAGCCTGTTTCATTGGATGTGAATACTCTAGCATCAGCATTTAGGTGTACCCATGTACCATCAGACATTCTAGCTAGGCTATCTAAATTAACTGTAGCTTGTCCATCAACAAGAGTTACTGTACCACTATAGATGTTATCGGCTTCTGGTGATTCAACAAAGCTGTGGATAAGCCTGTGTGTTTCTTTGAGTTCTGGTTTTGGATGCTTAATGTTAAATGAACCACTGGTCTTTGTTAGGTTGCCAATAACATTAACATTACCACCACCACCGGGCTGTAAGTTAATACCACCATTACCACCATTGTACATAAACTGTCTATTAGCAATGTTTGAGTGTGATGATGCACCCATACCAAATTCAGCTTGGCTGCCTATATTGTTTTCAATGGTAAAAGCTGACCTAGCATTTGTACCATTACCAGAGTTGATTAAGTCAATTCTTAAGTTGTCTGTTGAGTTACCTGTGAACTCACCAATAATTCTGTTACTACCTGTGGCTGTACCATTATCAACATGAAGGTGAGTATTGCTTAAAGTCACATTGGTATTATTAACTTCAAGTCTTTCTGTACCACCTGTAACAACACGCCACTGGTCAGCAGCATGGAACTGTGTATAAGTGTTGGTATCGCCTGTGTGGATTATTTGGTCATCTACATAGATGTCTGTGACATTGTTAAGGTTGCCTGATATGTCAAGGTTTCCTGTAATAGCACAATTAGTACCATCAAATGTAAAGTTTGCTTCAGCATTCATACCATCAGCACCTGTGGCTGTTAGCACTCTGTTGTTTGAACCGTTTGACATAAAATCAGAAACATCGACAGAAACAGTATCGGCAGCAACATCAATACCTGTACCTGCTCCAACGTTTAGAGTTGGTGAACCTGAAGTACCACCACCTGTTAAACCGTTACCAGCAGTAACAGCATTAATATCACCTGTACTACCAGTAGCGACTGCTGTAACTCTACCATAAGCATCAACAGTAATAGTGTCTATTTTGGTACCATCGGCTGTTGAACCATAAGTACCAGAACCAACACCGCCTGTTGCCATATTGATGGTTACAGCTCCAGAAGTTCCCCCACCTGTAAGGTTGGTTCCTGCTGTAACGGCTGTGATATCACCTACATTTGTGGTAAATCCTGCATCGTTGTTAAATATACTTAAGCCTATTTCACTAGCTGCTTTTCTTCTATCAGCACCTGCATCTAGCACGATAAATTCATCTGTGCTTATCATGGTTGCAGTCATATCAGTCAGTTCTGATAAATCTACATTAAGAGTAACACTACCTGATGAACCTCCACCAGATAATCCAGTTCCTGCGGTTACTCCTGTTATGTCACCTACATTTGTGGTAAATCCTGCATCGTTGTTAAATATACTTAAAGGTATTTCATTAGCTGCTTTTCTTCTATCAGCACCAGCATCTAGCACGATAAATTCATCTGTACCTACCATGGCTGCAGTCATGTCTGTTAATTCAGAAAGGTCTACATTTAAAGTTACGCTTCCTGAACTACCGCCACCACTTAGACCTGTCCCGGCTGTGACACCTGTTATGTCACCTGTATTTGTGGTATAGCCAAAAGATTCAATACGGTCATTGATAGCTGCTGAAGTCATTAATGTAGTATCATTATCAGCAAAAGCTTCTGCACTGGTAGTTAAAGAACCTCCAGCTAATTCAGAAACGGTTAAGCCTGAAACGTTAAGAGTAACGTCTCCTGTACCACCACCTGTCAAGCCAGTCCCAGCTGTAATAGTTTGGTCTGCGGTTGCACTAGCTTCAATGCCATTTAATTTAGTATGGTCAGCATCGGTAAAGACATTGGAATCTGTTGCACTTTCAACAAGAGTTCTAATCTCAGCTGCTGTTTGGTCTGCGGTTGCACTAGCTTCAATGCCATCTAGTTTGCTGTGGTCGGCATCTGTAAATACATTTGAATCAGAAGCACTATCTACTAATGTTCTAATCTCAGCTGCTGTTTGGTCGGCTGTTGCACCTGACTCTATACCATCTAGTTTACTGTGGTCAGCATCGGTAAAGACATTTGAATCAGAAGCACTATCTACTAATGTTCTAATCTCTGCAGCAGTTTGGTCTGCAGTAGCACCTGATTCGATACCGTCTAGTTTTGTTCCGTCTGTAGCAACGTCTCTGCCATCTACAGTTCCACCGACAGTAATATTTCCTGTGACTGATAAGCTTCCTAAAGTACCTACCGAAGTAATGTTAGTTTGAGCTGCAGTAGTTAAAGTACCTGCTATGTTACCAAAGGCTACATCACCTGCAGAGCCTGAGAAGACCTCTGAAGTGTTAGTTGCATCTGGAATAAATGTAAAGACTGAAGCACTATCATCGTAACCAAAGAAACCTACTTTGGCTGAAACACCATCGTGCCATCTAAACTCAATACCTCTATCTTTGTTGTCGTCTGAGGCTGGAGCTGTATCGCCACCTATGGTAAAGATTGGGTCATCAACTGTGACTGTTGAACTATTAACGGTAACAGTAGTACCATTAACAGTAAGGTCTCCTGTAACTGTTAGATTATTTCCGACTGTAACATCGCTTGGTAAACCAACAGTAATTGTATCGCCAGAAACAGAAGTTTCGATTTCATTCGCTGTTCCTGAAATTGTTAAAGTATCGGTGCCTATTAAGACTCCATCGTCTGTACCAGAATCGGCAGCGATATCTAAAGTTGATGAAATAGCAGCAGTCGAAACAGCAGTCAGTCTACCTTTGGCATCGACTGTTATGACTGGAATCGCTGTGGCTGAACCATACGAAGCAGCAGTTACACCTGAGTTCGCTAAAGTTAAAGCACCTCCGGCTGCTACTGTAGCATCGCCACTAACGTTACCAAATACTGCATCTTCTAAATCACTAAATGTAATTTTACCTGAACCACTATCGGTATTATCTACCATAGCTATAAAGTCGTCTTGAGCTATTGCACTTTCAGTTGTAAGTTCGTTTAAGTCTAATGAGAAAGTAACTGTGTTGCTTGAACCTGCTGTATCGATACCTGTTCCACCTGTAAATGTTAAGGTTTCTGAATCTAAATCAATATTTAAAGCACCACCAGTATCTGCTTGGAAATCTAAATCTTGAGCAGTTACTTGTGCGTCAACATAAGCTTTAATAGATTCTGAAGAAGCTAATGTTGTAGAACTTGCAGTTGCAAAAGAATCATCATCTAGGAAAGCTGTACCAGAAACTCCTGTATTTAAAATAGGGCTGGTTAGTGTTTTATTGGTTAGCGTTTGGCTACCTGTTAATGTGGCTACTGTTGAATCGATAGCAACTGTAAGTGTATTGGCTGAACCAGAAGTATCTATACCAGTGCCTCCAGCAATGGTTAAAACTTCACTATCTAAATCAATAGATAATGCTCCACCAGAATCACCTTGGAAATCTAGGTCTTCTGCAGTCAGTTGTGTATCAACGTAATCTTTGACTGCTGCTGAAGTTGGTAAGCTAGTATCATTGTCATTGGAACCAATACCTTCAGCTTCTAAAACGATTGCTGAAGCTTTAAAGTTATCTACTTCAATGTTTGATACAGTATTGTTGTCTGCATCTATGGATTTGTTTGTTAACGTATCTGTTGTTGCTCTACCGACCAACGTATCTGTTGAGGTTGGTAAAGTAAGAGTACCTGTATTGCTAATTGAGCTAATAACAGGACTTGTTAATGTTTTGTTTGTTAAAGTTTGCGAATCGGCTAGTGTAACTACTGTAGAGTCTATAGCAACTGTTAAAGTATTTAAAGCTCCTGAAGTATCGATACCTGTACCACCAGCGATTGTAAGAGTTTCGCTGTCGAGGTCAATAGATAAAGCTCCGCCTGAGTCACCTTGAAAGTCTAAGTCTTGTGCTGTTACTTGGGCATCAACATAGGCCTTGACTGATTGCTGTGTTGGTATTAAAGTTGCTGAATCAGATGTCATATCGTCTTCATCAACGAAAGCTGTTATAGTTATTGTACCATCACTTAATGAACCATAAGTAAGAGCTGTAATAGTTGTTGCAGCTATTGTACCTCCTTCAACTTTATCACCTGAGATTTGGTCATCTGCTAAAGTTAGTGTACCTGATGAAACGTCTAAAGTTTTACTAGCTCCTACAGTTATATCTGAAGTTGCAATAGTTGCACCATCAATCGTACCGCCATTAATATCAGCTGTATCGGCTACAAGGCTATCGATGTTTGCCGTACCATCTAAATATAAATCTTTAAACTCTAAAGATGAAGAACCTAAATCTATATCATTATCAGTGACTGGAAGGATAGCACCGTCAGCGATATACATTTGTTGAACTGAAGTAGATGATACGTCAATCCAAAATTCTATGTGGTTGTTTGCTGTGTCTATTAATACTTTGTTGACAGGAGAACTACCTGAATCTCCAATCAATGCTATTACTGGTCCTTCGGCTGTAGTGCCATCGTGTTTGTGACCAGTACTATTGTTAAATGCATTTAATAACTGATTAAATTCGTCATTAAATATTGCTGCTGTGATGGTATCTCCATCTACAAAACTACTCTGTCGTGTATAACCTGCCATAATTTTTTATCTCCTTCCTGATGGTATGTAATCTATATAAAATCCGTTTATTGTATAAGGTGAGCGACTGTCTTGACTTTGAATAGAAAAATTATTACTGTGACCACTTCCTTGAAGCGGTAGTCTAATCAAAGGAGCAGACACTGCACCAAAAGCATTTAATCCAAATACAGCTTCACCAAATATTGATGCTGGATTAATTGTACCTAATGATACTGAGCTTGTAAATTGAGGTGTAAGAGGGTCGCCATAATCAAATTGATATCTTAAATTTGGTGACACTACACCTTCATTACTTATAGAAACTTTAATAAAATGTAAAGTTTTTAAAGTTCCTAAATCGCCATAATCATAATCTGGTGTACTATATCTTGCTAGAATATCTTCACCATCAAAGTCATTACCTGAATCATGTAAAAATACATACCCAGATGTATCACCATGATAATATACTTCAGTCCCTTCATTATCAAAGTTTGAATTTATACTTGTAACTTCGATACCTCTAGTTTCTGACCATTCAAAACCGTTTGGTCTTAGTGTTCCTATTATTCCTTCTTGTACTGCTCTAGCTGTGCCAATCTTAGTATAAAAAAGTCTATACTGAGATTTTTCTCTAATAACTAAACTGTCTATTCTATATTGAGCTATATCTCTAGCTACTTCTGTTATTAAAGGTTGAATTGCTTTACTAACTGTACCTAACTCAACGTCACCAATTCTTGCAGTACCAGCAACTGTTCTGAAACCGTCTGGTGCTAAAAATAATAAGTCACCACCAATTTCTTGTATACTGTAGCCGCTTAAACAGCCAACGTTTTCTGCTACAGGAACAACTGCTATAGTTTGAGTGTCGTTTATATTTATTAGTTTATGAATACTGTTTTCACAAAATATAAATAAATCTTCCCTAAATCCTCTAATACCTACAATCTGGTCTGATATTACTATTGAACCAGCACCAGCACCTGTAAAATTGTCGGGGTCATTATCAACACTATAATAAATAGTATTTAAATTATCTTCTACTCCTGCAGCTATTAAATGGTGGTCATGTATTGTAATGTATTTAACTGCATTAGTACTATCCACTGTAATTTGGCTAGTATAAAATGTTCTAGTTGTTAAAGCACCTGTTCCTTCCATACGAAAAGAAAAAGGTATATTACCACCATCTGCAATAATAACCTCACCATAATCATAGTCTGGACCTTCAAAAACTGCAAAACTGCATTGTCCTTGATTGGTTAATGTTACTTCACTTTTACCAACAAAGGTAGTATAGTTATCGCCACTACCTGCTGACAATTTATTTATAATAAGCCAGTTAATACCGTCATTACTAAAAAATATTTGATTACCTGCACACGCAATAATTCCATCGGCATAAGGAAATATTCCTTGAATGTTATCATCACTACCAGTTGGTTGTGTTGCACTAGCTCCGCCAAACTTTGTAAAACCATTTATTCTTCTGTAGCCTCCTTCTATTGAGACTTCAAAGTTTTGTAACTCTTTAGCTACACCGGGAAATCTAAGTAAATCTATCGCATTTGATGAATTTACTAAACCTCCGGCACAAGCAACTGTATAAGGTTGTGAACGTGCCATAATTAAAAATAAGTTCTATCGTCTGTCATGTATTTAGGCTGTGGATTAATTAAGTTTTCTTTCATCGCCTTCATACTTTGTACATAATCTTGCAGTGCAAAAGAAGCTTGTTGTGGGCTTTCTTTAAACTGCCATGTGTAATATCTTACTCTTGCTAAAATAACATTTTTATACTGGTCTGGCAAAATTATTTCATCAGTATATGCTGATAAAGCTGTAGGTTTTACATAAGCATAAAAATGTATATTATAAATTTTGTCTGGTATTGGACTCAAGCCAAACTTTCTGTTATCGGGAGATTTAATAACGTATTTAGGTTCACCATAAACCTGTCCATCGGCTGAGTCATTATTTTCATTGTCTCTGTAATATCTTCTCCAATCAGCATGAGTTAAAAATTTTAACCCTTGAGATACGTAAGGTGCTGATTCACCAGAAACATTAATTGTTGTTAAATAAAAATCGTCCCAATCTACGGAACCATAATCATCTTTAATACTTGTACTATCACTTTTTAGTAGATAGTATCTTTGTCCTATAACTGTAGGAACTACAACGTTTCCGTAAAAAGGATTTGTAGCTCCACTTAAATCTGCTGCAAAAAAAGGTAATTGAGGTTCTTCGTTTGCAATGTCAAAAATAGATTTATTAATTGCATCTTTAACAAATTGTTGAAATCCTGTTGCGTTGCCAAAGTTAGCAGCCGTTAAAGGTATTTCATTTAACTCTCGTAGAATTTCGTTTGTTAAATCTAAATATGTTGTTGCCATTATTTTTTATGTACTTTTTGTATTGCAAAATTTGCTGATTTACTAGCTCCTTTGTGTGGTCTGTAACCATCTTTAGGGTCTTTCATTAGCTTGTAGCTTTTGCCACTTTTCATCCAATGATAACCTTTAGGTGCTGGTACTTTCATTACTTCTCGCCTTTCATGTCCATGGTATTCATACCTACCATTTTATTACAAGCTTTTTCCATATCTTGTACAGAACCATATCCGCCTTTACCGCCATGAGCATAAGCTTTTCTAGCTTTACCGCCACTACCGTAGGCCATTTTAGCTTTTCTCATTTCAGTAAAACCATCACCTGAACTTCCGCCAAAATATTTTTCTCTTTTTTTATTTTTTTTATGTCCACCATCTTTCATCATATCTCTCCCTGTATATTTGTTCTTTTTGTATTTTGTGTTTGGTACTCTATTCATTTTAAAAAGTGGAGGAGCCCGAAGACTCCCCCGTAGGCTATATTAGTCTATTGTATAGAAAGCTGATACTAATGCATCGTCTCTCAATACTTTTGCTCCATAAACATGTAGGCCTCTAACAATATCACCAAATGAACTTGGGTCTCTTAGGACTTCAGTTGAGATAATTGTTTGAGCTGTTGCTGTTGAGGAAATGTGTCCAGCTAGACATTTTCCTGAAGCGCTTGAAACAGCTGCAATGTTATTAGATTTGTACATATTGAAACCTCTTAACTTACCGCTAGATACTAGACCATTTCTGATTGAGCCTTGTCCTGCGTTGTAGTCAACAGAAAGAAGTTTTGAGCTGGATTGTGATAGCTGCTCATAAAATTCTGGAGAAGCTACAAACCATCTACCTTCTTCAGGAACGTTTGCGTCATCTAATAGTCTTGCCATTCTTGCAAGTACGTCTAATGGGTCTGTCTCTGCAGATACACCTAAGTCAATAGAACCTGCACCATCATAGACTCCTGCTCCTAATTTTGTAGCTGAGTCTGCACCTAGTACGTGGTCTGGTGAAGAAGAAGCGACACCTGAGAACATTGATTCGATAACTGCTGCATCGAAAGAATCTCTTAGAGCATAAGCTGCTGAAGATGTTGCAACTTCTTTAAAGTTGACGTGAGACATATCTCTCTCAATATCATCTACGATGAATTTGAAAGCTTTAGCTGAATCGACTACGAGTGTTAGCTCTTGGTCGGTTAGCTTGGTTTGAGTTGTGTCAGAACCTCTTGTGTAGTCGTACACTGAGATTACTGGCTCTTTAATTATTTTGACAGAGTCTCCATAATTGCTGATTTCTCCGGAGTAGTCAGTATTTGTAATAGCTTCTACCACTGATGCCTTTCTGAAAAAGTTTAAAACTTTAGCAGAATATATAGAAGGCAGGAAGAAACTATTAGCTTGACCACTAACGGAGTTACCAAAGTTTGCATTTGTATCTGGGGTTGGTTCAAAATACTGTGCCATTTTTTACTCCTTTTGGGTTAAAATTAAGTTTATCTTACAATTCTTCCTTCGTCCCAAGCTTTATCGATTTCCTGTTCAAGTCTATCAAATTCAGCTGGAGATAAAGCAAGAATCTCCTTTTCTGTCCAAACTTTAGGCTCCTTGGAATCAAACGATGTTGTTTTCGTTGATACCATTTCGGCAGCTTGAGATTTGGACTGCTGATAATCTAACTTCGGTTGTTTTCTTTCAGGAACACCAATACCCATATCTTTTTTGAATAAATCTATAGCTCTTATAGCTAAGTCTGCATCGTTTGAATTATTTCTAATCCAATCTTGTATAGATGCAGGTTGAGAGTCTGTCCAGTCTTTGAAGTCTTTACTATTTTTGACTTCTCTAAAATCTGGATGTGCTTTCTCTAGCCTAGTCAAAGCATCTTTCTGAACTAGCTCATTTTCTCTACGTTGTAAAACATTTAGTTTCTCTTCTAAGTTTTTAGCTTTTTCGGAGCTTTTTAGATGAGCAACTGTTTCTACAACTTTATAGACATCTGGATATTTATCTCTAAAAGATTCTAGTTCTTCTAGAGTTTCAGGAGCTTCGTATTCAGTAACTTCTTTTTGTTCTTTTAAGGAAGCTACTTCAGCACGTAATTCTCCAATAGTTTTATCGTGATGCCTTTTCATTTCGTCATAACGTTTTTTATAGTCAGGACGTTTATAAGCTCTTTCTTTCTTCTCAACATTCTTTTGTGCTTTTACTTCTTGAACTTCTTCTGGTTGACCAGATTCAGCACCTCCGTAATAAACACTGTCTGCTGAGACAAATTCTTCTTCTTTAACGTTATGCCAAGATTTATTCATATTATAAGGATTGGCATTTTCCTCTTTTTCAACTTTCGTTGTCATATCATCCTCCTAATCAGGGCTTTCTAAACAAGTTGGCCGCTTTTGTGCACTACGCAGGGCTTGTTCGTAAAGTTGGCCTTTCGGGTTACATAAATTTTTTAGCTAAGTACGTGTTTACCATTTGCTTTCAGATTTTCTCGCCTTTGTTCTTCGATTATGTCATCTTCAGCTACTAATAAAGCTCCCATTACTGGTTGTGCTTTAGTAACAACTGTTTCAGACCTTACGATTTTTTCAGGCTGTTGCTCTTCTAGCATTGGTCCACCATACTGCTTTTGTTCTCTATCATAAGCACTCTCGGCTTCTTTCATCATCTTAGATAATTCATCAGCTCCGATATACTCAACTGCTTTCGCAGTGAAAACAAATTCTCCGTCCGATAACCTTGCAGGTATCGAATCAGATACTCCAGTGCCGGGACCTTCAACTTCCCCGGCTCCAGAAAACTCTTGAGCTACATCCATAACTTTCATAAATAAATTAGCTATTTCTGGATTAGCTTCTAATTCTTTTTGGAACATGTCTTGCTCTTCTTCACTTAGAGCTTCATTTACAACATACTCCATGTAGTCCTCTTCCATTTTATTGTCAGGGACCATGTCTTGTTCGTCATAATCTTCTTCAAGCAAAGAGCCTTCATTTAATATTGCTCTTGGCTCGTCTTCCATAATTTGTGCTTCGCCACCATCCATCATAGGTTCTTTTGGTTGAGCTTCACTCATTATGAAATCTATTGCTTTTAATAAATCTTCTGGGAATTGTTGTTGTGCCATTACAGGACTTATAGAAATACCTTCTTCTCCTTCAAAATTAAAACGTTCTGGTAAGTTTTCACCTTTCACTACAAGTTCTCTTACCATAGGCAAATCTTCTACTGGAACTTGTTGAACACCTCGTAAAACTAAACCATAGTTTTTAAAAGCTGCATCGTCATTCTTTTTTTCTGATACCATATCTGGATTTAATAAGTCTTTCATTTTTCTTCCTTTCTATTCAGGGCTTCCTTCACCAACAGGTCCAGTTGGTCTAGGTGTCCCACTAAACGTAGTTTCCCCTGCAACCGGTACATTTCCAATTCCGATGTTGCCACCACCAGTGCCTGTAGGTCCAAGTTCCGCTGGTTGTTGAGGTACTCCTTGAGGGCCTCCCATAATTCCTTGTTGCTCACCAAAGGGTTGAGCTTCCTCGCTAGGTTCTTGTCTAACATTTTGCATCCCTATTATTTGTGCCATTATTGCAGCCTCTTCTGGGTCGTTGAGTATTTCATCAGGGTCCAAGTCGAGACTGTAGGCAAGTTCACTAATTAACTTCGAAACTTTAACAAATGGAGCAATGCTTGGATTTTGTGCAGTTTGTAA